CACAATGGCACATTTTTAATGGAGGAATGAAATGACTGATGCACAACTGCAACAAATAGCCAATGATTTGATAAAGCAATATAAACATGAAATCGTCAGAGATGGCGATTGGTGGCATGGTATAGATGGGTACTCGTTCAATATCCACTCGCTTGAGGATGATGTTGACGCTGAAGGATATGATTGGTATCAAATCAACGTGTACAAAGTTGATCCAGTCAAGGGAATGGATGACTATGAGTGGATGATTGACCTTGAACCTGTCTTTTTAGGAGCAACAGTATGAGCTTTACACCTACACACGAAGAACAAGCATTTATCAGGGCATACAGACGTAATGTGTCTGTAGCCACGCTCAGCGAGTTGCTTTACTTTTTAGCCCATAAAGAAGATGCTGCTGACATCACAACTGAGCAAATTCACACATGGTCAAACATTGAAGATGCATGGCTCATGTGGTGCGATGCTATTAATTACACAAAGGAAATAACAGAATGAATACTAAATTACTAAAGCACTCACGTGAACTATTCAAGTCTTACGATGTGCCCGAACACGTGCGACGAAGTTATAGGCTTAAATGGGTGAGATCAATCAGAAACCTAGGTGATAAGTGGCTATTTGCCAACCATGTACAAAGAAAGGAACCAACACAATGACTAAAGACCAAATTCATCACCTTAAAATGGCCTTGTTTCTTGCTCAATACTTCGTCGAAGAGCACTATGGTGACTTTATTGACAGTGAGCAGGCCAAAACAGATAATGAGCGTGTTATATTGGCACATGAAATATTGGAACAACTTGAAACAGAGGCTACACAATGACAATCGACACAATAACCTTTCACTTTGTAGGTCAATTAGAAGACTCAGGGGCTATCGTTGAAGTTCAATGTCAGATTGACGAAGATGGTGACTGCAGAGACTTAGATTCTGTGGTCTATAGAAGCTCAAATGTGCTTGAGGTTATCTCACATAGTCAGTGGTCAGACCTTGAATGGCAAGCATCAAAGGCTTACAAAGCTGAGAAGATTGAACAACAGACCATTGACCATGACAATAAGAGTTCTTTGGAAGCCATCTATGGCCTCTTAAAGCCATCATTTTACATTAGGTAAGGGGTAGGTAGCCATGATCTCAGATGTTGACTTAAAAGACTGGATAAAGGAACCAAAGAAAATGAAAAATGAATACTGCTATCAGGTAAGCCCAACAATGGATATATGGGTTTATGCCTCAAGTGAGGAGGAGGCTGAAAGCATGGTCTATGAGCAGCTAGGGTATGACCCTGACATGATGGATTTAATCGAAGTGAGGGAAGACGTATGAAATGCTTATGTTGTGACAGAATATTGACAGACTATGAAAGTACACGTAAACACGCTGTGACTGGAAGCTTTATTGACTTGTGTCAGCAATGCTTTAAAGCGGTACAGGCTGACTCACACCTACCTACAAAGGACAGGAAAGACCTCATATCCTCAGATGACATTGATGACAGTGCTGAGACTGAGGATAGTGACTGTCACATTAGCGACACCAACACTGAAGGAGATCATTGACAAACTGTACAAAGTGTGCTACCCTAACTTTAAAGATACTACAAAGTATCTAGGATGATTCATAGAAGTTAAATACACTATATAAGTATTATTTAAGTAATATACTTATAAGTCTTTAAAGTGCCCGTAAACAGACATTTAACCCAGTGTCGTAAGACACGAAATTGAAAGGATAATTTTATGTCTATAGAACTGTTTGATGATGATGTTGACATGGACTTGGTACAGTATGAATGCTGGTATTGGTCTGTCATTGATAGCATGGCTGAATTAGTTATGAACAATGGTCGTGATAAGGTTATGTCTCATGTTGCTGAGGCTGTCTTGAACAAGGCTCATAGCGGTCACGTAGCGGCTCAGGAAGACCCCTTCGCATGGTGATGGCTATATTTGTCTTCATCGTAACTTTAATTAAACTGGTACTCTCAAAATGACTATTGATGAAAATAAACCTTGGCCTTTCCCATCACACTTTGGTGATGCTCATGAAGATGATAAGTTAAAGGCTGATTGTCTAGCCTTACTGGAGAACTTCACAGCCTTCCAGCTTCGAGGTGAAATTTACTATGGCTACCTCGATGTGAGAGCATTGAAGGTCATAGAAGAACTACGTAAGGACAGGGATGAAACTCAATCTAGTAAGTAAACCTAAGTCTGAGTCTAAACTCATTAAACATATTGCCTGTGATGCGTGTGGTAGTTCAGACGCTAACGGGTTGTATGATGACAATCACACCTACTGCTTTTCATGCAACACTTACTACAATGAGATGGATGCTGATGAATTGTCAGTTATGCAAGATGCAGTAGCACCTAGAAAGACCCCGATGCTAGACATCAAAGGAACCATCAAGTCAATACCTGATAGAGGTATCACTCAACAAACCTGTGAGAAATATGGAGTAACACAAGAAAATGGACAGCACTTTTATCCTTACACTGACGATGCCGGAACACCAGTCGCAGCAAAACTTAGACGAGTGGCAGACAAAACTTTCAGCATTCTTGGAACATTCACGAATGCTAGGCTTTTCGGACAGCAGCTCTTTCACGCAGGTGGCAAAGCAGTCACCATCACTGAAGGAGAACTTGACGCTCTAGCAGCTTTTCAGATGAATGGTAGCCTCTACCCTGTGGTGTCAGTCAGGAACGGTGCACAGGCCGCTTTAAAGGACTGCAAGGCACAGTATGAGTGGCTTAACTCCTTCGATAGCATTGTGATCTGCTTCGATGCTGATGAGCCGGGCAAGAAAGCTTCTAAAGAGGTAGCTGAACTGTTTGGTCAGAAGGCTAAGATTGTGAAGCACTTGAGTGGCTACAAAGATGCTTGTGACTACCTGATTGCAGGTGCTACCAAAGAGTTTGTGAATGAGTGGTGGAGAGCTGAGGTGTACATCCCAGATGGCATCATCAATGCTGCATCTCTGTGGGAAGAAGTGATTAAACCTGAGGCTAAGGCTGAGGCTATATACCCTTGGAAGGGCTTGAACAAACTCCTGTATGGTATGAGGCCATCGGAGTTAATCACAGTCACAGCAGGTAGTGGACTGGGTAAGAGTCAATTCCTGAGAGAGATATTGTTCAATATACTGAACACTACCAAGTGGAATGTTGGAGGGTTATTCCTTGAAGAGTCCACTCGAAAGACAGCTAGAAGCATTATGTCGTTACACGCTAACAAGCTTCTGCACTTGCCTGACACACCTACCACTGAGAAGGAACTTAAAGATGCTTTCGATGCAACACTTGGTACTAATCGTGTGTATCTCTTTGACCATTTCGGTAGCAGTGACGTTGACAACATTGCCAACAGAATCCGATACATGGCTAAAGCTTGCGATTGCAGGGTTATCTTTCTTGACCACATCAGTATTGTTATATCTGGTCAAGACAATGGAGATGAGCGTAAGGCTATTGATAACATGATGACGAAGCTCAGGACACTGGTTCAAGAGTTGGAGATTACCTTGATCTGTGTCAGTCACCTTCGTAGACTGCAAGGCAACCAAGGGCACGAAGATGGCGGCAGTGTGTCATTGTCGCAGCTCAGAGGCTCAGGTGCTATTGCTCAGCTCAGTGATGCTGTAATTACCTTGGAGCGTAACAGCATGGCAGCAGATGATAATGAACGTCACATGACTAAGGTAGCTGTGGCTAAGAATCGTTACAATGGTTATACAGGGCCAGCGTGTGTGTTGAAGTATGACATGAACACTGGTCGTATGGTTGAGGTACAAGAGGAGGTGCTATGAAACAGTGGGATGGCTTTGATGTAGCGAAGATAGGTACGGCCTTAATATGGAACGGTAATGAACGTGTTGAGGTATTGGTCTATGATAGTGAGAAGATGATTGAACAACTAATGACTAGAGATGGTATGTCTGATGAAGAGGCCGTTGAGTATATAGACTTTAACATTGAAGGTGCTTACATTGGAAAAGACACACCTGTAATAGTGTGGAAGGAATATTTATGAGAGACTCAGATGTACAACGAGAGATTGATAACATGACTGAAAAGAAGGCTAATCCTTTCAGTGTAGCTCAGGAGCAGTATGAGGCTCGATGGGACTTAATCTTTGGTCGTGACAAGGGTGATAAAAAACGTGATGTAGAGTTTGACAAAGAGAGGGATAAGCTAGAAGAGGAGCAAAACAAATGAGTGCATGGTTAATTGCTGTAGTTGGAGTGGTCTACACTATTGTAGCCATTGACTTGATCGTCAAAGGGAATACTGGTCTGGGTATAGCCTTTGTAGGTTATGCACTAGGTAACGTGGGGCTATACATGGAGGCTGCAAAATGAGTAAGTGGGTTGAAGGAATGATTGCTAGAGGTGTATCACCTGAAGTCATTGAACAACGGATTGCACAGAGGAAACTCAATACTCGTGAGTGGGCTGAGAAAAACAAGGAGAGGAAGTATGCACACAAACGAGCATACAAAGCAAGGCTTAAGAAAACAAATACTCAACAGGGTGGTTATGAAGGTGTGATAATTAAGTCAGCGTATCACCCTAACTGGAAAGAAGTTCCTGTGTATGATTGCCCTGAACTAACATATAGAGGTAAGAATGATTGACGTAGACACGATAGCTGGTAGAATGTTGGACTTGGAGACTAAGTACTATGAAATGCAGGACAAGTATCAGTTACTCATTCACCACTATGAAGACTTGAAAGCAGAATATGAAGCGTATCGTATTGGACATAGAGACAACCTTAGATCACAACACGATTTGGATGGTGGTAACTAAGGACATTGACAGTGGAGAAGTGAACGTATGGAAAGCAGCAGACAGCCTCGTGGAGTATTTAAAGGACGTTACGTTGATAATCGCTCAGAACGGAATAGGCTTCGATTTCCCGATATTGAATCGGCTCTGGGGTACGAAGATTCGCTTGAACCAAGTGTACGATACACTGATAGCCTCAAGACTGCTAGATCCCTCAGTAGAGAACGGGCACAGCTTAGACGCATGGGGCAACAGGATGGGGACAGTTAAGAAGGTTGACTACAAAAGGATATGGGAATGGCTGATGGAACGACGAGAGGAATACAAGGGTGAGTGCTTTAACATTCCTCACATGGCTCTTCTGGAGTATTATTGCATTAGGGACGTTGAGGTCACTTGTAATCTTTATACTCATCTTACTGATGAACTCACTAAGAAAGAGTTTTCACAAGAAAGCCTTGCTCTTGAGCATAAGGTAGCAGCAATCATTGAGGAGCAGACACGACATGGATTCAAACTCGATCAAGTCTATGCCACTTGCTTACTTGCTGACATCAAAGGAAAGATGGCTGGAATCTATGAGCAGATGCAAGAGAGATGGCCTCCAGTGGTCACACCAAGGTTCCACAAGACCAGTGGAAAGCCAATCAAAGACTGCGTTGATACTTTCAATCCCGGAAGTAGAAAGCAGATCGGAGAGAAGCTGATGGAGCTAGGATGGAAGCCTAAGGTGTTCACTGAGAAGGGTCAGGCTATTGT